GGACGCCGATTGAGATCATGATCGAGGACCCGGAGAGTGTAGCCATCGGTGTTGATGGCATGGTGATCGAGATGGTGAAGGATGAGCCTCGTGCAGAGGACTTCGACGCCAACCTCGCCGAGTTCATGAATGAGAACGAACTCCAACTCCTTTCTTCAGAACTGATTGGTAACTACGAGCAAGACCTGTCCTCACGCAAAGATTGGCTCGATACTTACGTCAAAGGTTTGAAGATCCTCGGTATCCGATACGAGGAAAGAACAGAGCCGTGGCCGGGTGCGTGTGGTGTGTTCCACCCACTGCTTATGGAGAGCGCGGTCAAGTTCCAATCCGAGACGATCATGGAAGTGTTCCCGGCGATGGGGCCGGTCAAGACAAAGATCGTGGGCAAGGAGACTCCGGAGAAGAAAGACTCGGCTATTCGTGTCGCTGATGACATGAACTACCAACTGACCGAGGTCATGAAGGAGTATCGGCCTGAGCATGAGCGTCTTCTTCTGAGCCTAGCCCTCGCCGGTAACGCCTTTAAGAAGGTGTACTTTGATCCTAGCCTCGACCGTCAAACCGCGATTTATATTCCAGCCGAAGATATGGTGGTGCCGTATGGCGCTGCTAACTTAGAGACGGCTGACCGTGTTACGCACCGGATGCGTAAGACGAAGAATGAACTGAAGAAGCTTCAGTACGCTGGGTTCTATCGTGATGTGGACTTGGGCGAACCCATGCGCGTCATGGACGAGGTGGAGAAGCAAAAGGCAGAAGATCAGGGCTTCTCAGCCAGCATGGACGACCGGTTCCAGTTGCTTGAGATGCACGTCAACATCGACCTGCCGGGATACCCGGACGTTGACAAAGATAACAACGAGACTGGGATAGCTCTTCCATACGTAGTAACCATCGAGAAAGGCACTGGAACCATTCTCGCTATCCGACGTAACTGGAGGGAAGATGACAAGCTCAAGGCGAGGCGGCAACACTTCGTACACTACGGATACATACCGGGATTTGGATTTTACTACTTCGGTCTCATCCACCTCATCGGGGGACATAGTAAGGCGGCCACCTCGCTCCTTCGTCAACTCATTGACGCAGGAACCCTCTCTAACCTACCGGGAGGTCTCAAATCTAGAGGACTGCGGATTAAGGGAGACGATACTCCCATTGCTCCGGGCGAGTTCCGAGACGTAGATATCCCATCGGGTGCGATCCGCGACAACATCCTGCCGCTGCCATACAAGGAACCAAGTCAGACCCTCGCTCAGTTGATGGATCGTGTGGTCGAGGAAGGACGCCGCTTCGCTGCGGTGTCGGATCTGAAGATCTCGGATATGTCTTCGCAGGCTCCGGTCGGTACCACACTCGCTGTGCTTGAGCGTGTGCTCAAGGTGATGACGGCGGTGCAGGCACGTGTGTATTACGCGATGAAGCAGGAGTTCAAGCTCCTCGCAGGGATTATCCGCGACAACACGCCGGGAGAGTATGACTACGAGCCGGAAGTCGGCAGCCGTCGTGCGAAGAAAGAAGACTACGACGACGTTGATGTGATCCCGGTATCAGACCCGAATGCGTCAACCATGTCGCAGAAGGTCGTGCAGTACCAAGCCGTCCTTCAACTTAGTCAGACCGCGCCGCAACTCTATGACTTGCCGTATCTCCATCGGCAGATGATCGAGACGTTGGGCGTGCGGAACGCAGACAAGATTGTTCCGTTGGCTGACGACGCCAAACCGCGTGATCCGATCACTGAGAACATGGATGTGATGACGGGCAAGCCGCTCAAAGCGTTTATGTATCAGGATCACGAGGCGCACATCGCTGTGCACATGGCGCTCGGACAAGATCCCAAGATTGCTCAGCAGATCGGACAAAACCCGATGGCTCAGCAGATTACCGCCGCGCTTCAGGCGCACATCATGGAGCACGTGGCGTTCCAGTATCGCCGCGAGATTGAGAAACAGCTTGGTGCAGCACTGCCGCCCTTGCCGCAAAACAACCGAGAAGAATACGACCTGCCGCCTGAGTTCGAGGCGCAGTTGTCGCAGTTGGCAGCAGCCGCTGCCGCACGGGTCCTTCAGAAGGACACCGCAGAAGTACAGATGCAACAGGCCGCCCAGCAGCAACAAGATCCGCTGGTGCAGATGCAGATGATGGACCTCCAGATCAAGCAGCTTCAGGCGCAAACGAAAGCGCAGCAGATGCAGATCGAAGCCCAGATTCAGCAGGCCGAGATTGCTCGCAAACAGCAGAAAGACATCATGGACGCCGCTGCCAAAGCAGACGAGTTGGAGCTTCGCAAAGCCGAGATCTCTGGTCGTCAGCAGCTTGATGCCGCCCGTCTTGGCGTGGATATCCAGAAGGACAAGGCTGCACTTTCCGCCAAACAGCAGATTGAGGGAGTGCGCTTAGGACTTGAAATCGGCAAAGCACAAGATGCCGCACAGCAAAGAACGGTGCAACCACAGGAGGAGTAAATGTCTTACAGCAACGCTCTGGAATACCTTGAATCAAAACTCAAGGAAGAGCGCACATTGATCGTTGAAAACCTAATCCAAGGCAAATTGGATGAGGGCGAATACAAAAGGCTATGCGGGGCGTTACAGGGTCTCGACCTCGCTATTGGCTATATCAAAGACCTTGCAAAGAGGATGGACGAAGAATGAGCAGTATTGACGTAGAGAAGACACAGCAGGAAGCCGAGAAAGCTAAGCTGCTGCCAGACCCCAAGGGCTACCGAATGCTGTGTGCGGTACCGCACGTAGAGGAGGAGTTCGACGGGGGCATCATCAAAGCAGAAGACACCCGCAAAGTTGAAGAACAGACCACGGTAGTTCTGTTCGTCATCAAGATGGGAGACCTTTGCTATGCGGATAAGGACCGGTTCCCCACTGGCCCGTGGTGTAAGGAGGGCGATTTTGTCCTTACCCGTCCGTACTCGGGTACTCGCGTGGTCATCCACGGCAGAGAGTTCCGCATCATTAACGACGACACGGTAGAAGCGGTGGTCGATGACCCTCGCGGAATCCGTCGCGCATAAGGAGTAATAATTATGGCTAATGAGGAATATAAGTTTCCTGACGAAGTAGAACAGGAAGCTCCGGCTGAGAAAGCCGAAGCAGAACCTGAATTTGAGGTTCAGCTAGAAGACGATACCCCGCCAGAGGACCGTGGTCGTGTCCCGCTACCCAAAGAGGTAGTAGACGAGTTGGAGAAGGATGACCTTGAGGAGTATTCCGACAAGGTTAAGAAACGCCTTTCCCAGATGAAGAAGGTGTGGCATGACGAGCGCCGCGAGAAAGAGCGTGCGTTACGTGAGCGCGAGGAAGCGTTCCGGTTTGCTCAGTTGCGGGAACAGGAGATTCGCCAGTTAAAACAACGGCTTGGTAATGGCGAGAAGGCTTACTTCCAAGAAGTTACTAAGGCGGCGAATAATGACTTGGTTACGGCCAAGGAGCGCCTCAAGCAGGCTTATGAGTCAGGTGATGCTGAGAAGATTACCGATGCTCAGGAGGCCATGACTGAGGCTAAATTAAAGATTAAGCAATACGAAAACTTCCGACCCTCTTTACAAGAAGAAGGATCAGGAGTACAACAAACTCAACAGGCCAGAGTACCCCCGGTATCTCAGCCCGTCACGGACCCAAAAGCCGAGGCGTGGAAAGATAAAAACCCGTGGTTTGGTACTGACGAGGAGATGACCGCCCTCGCTCTGGGACTGCATGAAAAATTGGTCCGGTCTGGAATCGACCCGCGTAGCGACGATTATTACGACCGAGTTAACACGACGATGAGGAAGCGATTCCCCGATTATTTCGAGGAAGAACAACCTCAAACGAAGGAGGCTGAGAAGCCTGCTCGCACAAAGCCAGCCAATGTGGTTGCACCGGTTACTCGGTCATCCGCGCCACGTCAGATTCGTCTGACGCCGACTCAAGTTGCCTTAGCCAAAAAGCTGGGATTGAGTAATGAGCAGTATGCCCGTGAATTGATGAAACTGGAGAGTAACTAAAATGGCTGAAAACAGACTCGCACGTGAACTCGAAAGTCGAGAATCCGCGCAGCGCAATAAAACTTGGACCCCGCCTCAAACGCTACCGGCACCAAACCCGCAGCCGGGCTGGGTCTTTCGATATATCCGGACCAGTATCATGGGTACTGCTGACCCATCGAATACCTCCGCAAAGTTTCGTGAAGGTTGGGAGCCTGTAAAGGCTGAAGATCATCCGGAACTGATGCACCATGCCGATCCGACTTCCAAATTTAAAGGAAACATCGAGATTGGCGGCTTGTTGTTGTGTAAGGCACCGGAAGAGCTAATGAAGCAGCGTGATGAGTATTACGCGATGCAAGCAAAGGCTCAAATCCAGTCCGTAGACAATAACTTTATGAGGCTAAACGACGAGCGGATGCCGCTGTTCAATGAACGCAAGTCCACGACCTCGTTTGGCAAAGGTAAATAACTTTCTTTTTTGGAGTAACAAATGGCTTATCCTACCGTTGACAAGCCTTATGGCTTGAAGCCGATCAACTTGATCGGTGGGCAGGTGTTTGCCGGTGCGACTCGTCAGCGGCGTATTGCCTCCGGTGCTGGTAGCATCGGTTATGGCGACCCGGTGAAATTCGCTTCGGATGGCACTGTTGTTGTGACGACCGAGACGACGACGGCTCCGGCCACTGGC